CTTCATTATGGCAGTCTTACCCTCAGTCGTTTTTGCCCAATCTTCAATCGAGGTCGTTGCTTTCTTTTGAATTGCGTCTAACTGTTCGGCAGTCGTTGCCCCATCTTTTAAGTTAACCTTATATTCCATTAGAGCTCTTGTGCCTTTACCGACTAAAACCTTACTGAGATTATCAACGTTGGACTCAAGTGTTCCATAACCCGAAGCGGTTAGGTCTAACGCCGTTTTCATTAAGTGTTGGCTCTGTCCTACGTCACCAGTCGCTTTTAAGAACTTAGCGGTATAAAGTGTCGCCTGTTCATTATCAACGCCGTATTGAAGCAAGGAGTTGCCGTAGCTAAGCGTGGCTTGTCTGGCTTGCTCAGTTAGATTTGGGATGGAGTTTAAGACGGCATTATATTTAACCGTAGTCAGTTCGGCTTCTTTGGCTAACTCGATACTCTCCGAGATGAAACCACTCGCCATACGGAACGCCCCTTTTGCTAAGTCCCACATTGCGACACCGTTAAATACCGCCTTCGACATCGAGCCTTGGGCGGTATTTGCTTTATCACTGGCTGTACTGACACCACCTAAAGACTTAGTAACATCGTCTAGCTGTTTACTGGCGTTATTTACTGCGTTGATTGCTATCTCTAGATTTTTTTGGTCAGCCATATAATTTTATTCTTTGTTATTTACTTCCTGCTCACAAGCGATTATTTCTAGAAAGACTTGAAGCTTATAATTATCTATCTCGTCTAACTGATTAGGAGTCCAGCCGAAATGCTTACATAGTCGATATTCGACATACTCCTCAGGAACATCAGGGACACTTACCCCACTTAGTAGCTTGTAGATAGTGTCCGTTAAGCGTTTGGGAGTTCTGGGTTGACTAATAAATTTACTTCCTTGCTGATGATATCAAAGTCACGAGTATCAAGAGCGTCAAAATCATTAACGGTTAGATTTAATTTTTCAACACCGCCGATGATTAGTTTCTCAACTAGTAAAGTTAAGGCTAAATCGTTAGCGTCCTCTAAGGCTTTCATTGATAAGCCGTCCGTTTTCATCTTACCGCCTTCACCTTGGTTCATCACTGTGCCTCCGAACAATAGGTTTTTAATTCGCTTCTTCTCGCCACGGGAACAAAAGTCTTTGATAACGGCAACGTCCGTGCCGTTTGATAATTTGATTTCTTTCATAGAGTTCTTTTCTGTCTAAGGTGGAGTTAGTTAGACAAATAACCACTCCACCAAAGAACTAATTTATTAATTAATTTATTTTAAACACCAGTTGAATAACCAGCGGTTAAATTTCTTAGGGTTAAAGAAAATAACTTAGCGTCAGTTGCGTTCCAATAGCCTTTAAAATCAACATCCTCAGTGATGATATCTTCGGCGTTACCTTTCGGTGACCAGTTAGTAACCTGAGCTTTATTCAAAGTTAAGATTATTTGTGGGTGATTAGTAGCGTCAAGCAATGCGTCACCAACGATAGCGATTTGAATATACTTCGCTGTGCCGTTTTTAAACATTGTTTCGTAGGAATTATCAACAAAGTTTTTGCTGATTGAACCTTCGATTGACATCTTAGTCGCAAGCACCTCAGTAGGTGGTAAAGAACCAAGGCAATGATTGGCTTTTGAGCCGTTATCAAACTTAAACTTAAAGTTAGTGGCTAAGACAGGAGTTGCCCCAGTTAAACCAGCTAAACTGTCCGCCATCTTGATAGTCACTTCCTTACCGATGAAATCATACTCACTCGTTGAGTAAGTTGGGCTCTTAGTATCAGCGACACCTCCTCTACCGATTAAGTTACCGCTAAACTTCACGTAATCTTCGACACTGCCTGAGATTTCAAGGCTTGATACTTGGCAACCGTTATAACCTTCTTGTTTTATTCCACCATCTTTTAAGAATAAAGAAAGGCTAGGATGTAAAGCGTCAGCGTCTAAGATGAAGTCGTGGTCTTTTACATTGGCTAAAACCGCAGTTGTAGTCGGAGCACCGAGTAAAGAAGCCAGTAAATAACCGATACCGTCAGCGTGGACGTGACCAGTAATTTCACCTTCTACCCAAGTTTTCACAACTCTGTGACCATCAGCGTCAGCAAAGGAATTGTGTTGACTCTTATCTTCGACTTTTGCGATTTTTTCTCTAAAGGTTGTAGTTAAATACTTCAACCATTTTTGAGCAGACGCACCCAGAGTGCCACGAGTAGCCTCTATGGAAACGCCGACTTCAATTTGCTTTCCGATTATTTCGCTCATAAAATTTATCTGCCTATTCTAGTTTGCGTTAGTTTCCTAGAATAAGTTGTTTATTAAATCTAATTATTAGTTAACATTTTTATTTCAATATCAAACTCACCGATTGCCTGAATACCTTTGTCATTATCGCTCTTGATAATCTTGCTTAAATCTATCTTCGCCCAAACCCGATGACCATCAATCGAGTTTAAGTTCCAGTTCGAGTCAAACGCTTCCATCACACTATCGCACGAGTTAGGTAAGATAGTTTCAAACAGCGTTTCAGTATCGGCGGTGGTAGTAATTCCAGCAACGACCCAAAGTTTAAAACGATATACTTTAAAATTTTGCTGACTATTATTAAAACTGTTTTCGGTTTTATCAGGGAAGAAGATAATCGCTGGGTAATTCTCTGGTTCTTCGGTCGGGTAAGCGAACACGTCCTTAAATCTTTTAACCGATACGCCATCAACTTCGAGCGTGATAGTATCAATAATGCTTTTGATTTGTTCTATTAGTGATGTAATTATCATAGTTGTCTTATAACATTATCGAGTAATTCTTTTTCCAGCTTCTCAATCTCGGACTTCTTATCTTGAGCTACGAAATCAAGCCACGGTCTTAACTTCACGCCTCGCTTGTTAACCAGTTGACCATCTAAACCGTGAACGTAGGGAGCGTACCAAGCTGTTGGCTTAATGCTTCCACTCCACGGCGTAACTGATACTTCGTGACTGGCTCTTAAGCTTCCGCCGTTTACCAGTGCCACAGGCGAACCGCCACCGCTACTATTCATCGTCCAAGGGTTATTTTGTATTCCGCTACGGTACTGAGCCATCGCTCGCTGAATAAAATTTGACACTTCCTTAACAACTATGTCGGGGGCTCTCTTGAAACTGGCAATTAACTCCTTACATCCTTTAGTTGTTATTGAATAACCTGCCATATTGTCTTGTAGTGAGTTTTATTTAATAACTTGCTCAAGTATGAGCTCTAGATGTTTAACGTTCCCTACGGCTCGTTTTGAGCTTCCTTTGACGTAATAGTTATTGCCCGACTCAGTGATTTTATCTCCGACCTTCACGTTGGTATTAATATCGCACCAGACCGAGAAAGCGAGGCTACTTGCCATATTGTAGTTCTGAGCGAGTTCGAGGCTCGATTGCTGAATATGCCCCTTGAACGTCCCGACTACTTCTAAACTGCTTTGCTCCCCCTTTGATACTTGCCGACTATTCTGAAATTCAGTTGTGAAAAAATTATTTATCATATCTGTATATTTTCGTACTGCTTCATTATCGCTTTTAATTTATCAAAGTTGTCCCAATCTTTATCGCCGTAACTGACTGAATAATTGCCGATACTTTCTGATTTAAGATTGTTGCTTGGTAGTTGAGCGTTATACATCCCACCAGCTAAAGCAGTCGCAACGAAAGTGATATCAGCAGGTATAGCTTTCCAGCCCCACTTAGCAGTAACTTTGATATTCTGATAGCCCTGAAAGAAAGCGATGTAACGTAAGATTAATTTTCTAATCGGTACGTTAGCCTCGTTCGGGTAGGTCTTATACTCGGTATCAGGCACTTCGGTAAAGTTATCACCCCACTCATCAGTCGCAACTTCGAGCTTAGTAATCTCCGCACAGTCACTAATTAAGAGTTCACGGCAACCGTTACCGTCAAACAATCTAGCCGTTTCAGTTTCATCAGGAGCAAATATGCGACCAGTCGTATTTTCAATCAGCTCTTGAGCCGACAAAATATAGGACGTTAAGTCATCGCTAATCGTACCGCTTCTTAGAAACGACTCAATCAACGCTTTGGATGTATAGCCCCTGCCTATTTTTGCGACTTCTGGCATATAAGATTATTTACTTTTTTCTAAAACTTCACTCGACTTCATAGACGCATTTTTAGTGGAAGATTTTAATTCCAACTTGTCGTCTTTAAGTTCCTTCTGAGAATAAACTGTCTGACCAGTTTCTTTGTTTTTATAGATGTAGTTATAAAACATAGTGTTTATAAATTAGTTTCTTAACTCTAGCGAGCCGACTAGCCTAAGCTAATCGACTCTAAGAGGTTAGGAAGCAGTACCAGTCTTTAACACAGCCACGATTTGTGGTTGGATGTTAAGAGAACCAACACGTTCTACCCAACGGACAGCTTCACGGTCAGTAGTAATTAAGTTAACGTCAGCATTACCTTCAACGTTCTTAACCATACCAGCGTCAAAGCGTTTAGCCTCCATCGCACCTTTGTTACCAAAGATACAAGCTTGGCGTAAATCACCGTAGATAACAATTTTCTTACCAGCACCAGTAGTAGTGGCTTTAGGCAATACTTCACTTAAGACGTAAGGCTTGTTCCAAATAGTAGATGGTAAAGAAGCGGTTGGAGATTGGTAGATATATTCACCAGTTGTAGATTTCAACTTTCTGATGATTGATAGAATAGTACGGTGGAAGTAGTACTTAGCATTTGCCTGAGCAGATGTAGGGACAGCGTCCTGTAAGTCTAACAATTCCTCAGCGGTCATATCAGTAGCACTTACCTTAGTAGCAGGTAAAGCAACGGACACAACACCTGTATCGTTTAAGATACCAGTAAAACCACCATAGGTAGCAGTACCATCACCGATGAAGAAAGCTTTATCTTCGGCTTCCGCAAACTTTTCAGCAACACGAGAACCTAAGAAAGCAAATAAATCAATTTCCTCATCTTCAAGTAATTCACGAGTCAAAGTAGCAATAGCTCCTAATTTCTTAAGAATTAAAGACTTTTGACCTAAAACAGCTTGAGTAGAACCGATAACAGCACCTTCATCAACCCAGTAAACGGTTACATCAGTAACTAGAACGTTACCTCTATATTCGTTCTTGGAAAGAGTCAAGTTTGTCATTTCTCTACGAGCAACACCAAATTCAGTGATGTAAGATACGATTTCAGCAGAAAGTTCACGGTCAACTACGTAACCACCGTAAGGTGAACCAGTAGCGTCAGTTGTCATTTCTTTTAATAAAGTATCATCACCGTATAAGGCTTTACAGAAACCTTTAAACTTTTTATTTAAAGCTTCACGGACTGGTTTAGCGTCCTTAGAGTAGATACCAGCTTGTTTGTTGATAGCTTCTAATTGACTCTTAGACCAATCTTTCATTTCTGATTTGATATCAGCAACGGCTTCGCCCAATAGTTTTTTCATTAACCCTTTGGTTTCTTCGGACTTGTCAGCTTCTTCTTCTGGCAAAGCGTTAACTTCCGCCACTTCATCAGCTACAACTTCCGCTTCTTCGCTAGGCATTTCTTTAACCATCGCAACTAAGTTTGCTTTTTCAGCTTTAGTGGCAAAACCTTTAGCCAATAAAGACTTGATTAATTTTAGTACGTTCATATAACTTTTTATTTAAGGGTTTTTTTAAAAGCAAGAAGTTCTTTAACGCATTTATTTACGATAATCTTGTTATCAAGTTTATCGTCTAGGCTGATGTGGTCGCCGACCTTTAGTTCTCCACAAATTAGCTTAGTAGCGTTGTAAATCTTGTTTAAAGCCCTTTTTCTTGTATCAACTTCACATTTGACAATCTCGTTTAAGAGGTCGTCAGCAGTTTTCTTGATTGAATTATTAATGACCTCGTCAGCGATTTCTTCTGGTATCTGTTCAATCGGTGCGTCCTCGATATCTTCAATATCTTCAACTACTTCTTCTTCACCCTCTCCCCCTTCACCTTCACCAGCACCCTCTGGTTGCTCAAGTTCAAGTTCATCCCCTGAACCATCACCG